ATTCCCACGGGCATGCGGCAGATCACCTCGCTGAAGAACATCTCCGAGCCTTACAACGAGATCATTTATATCCCGGTTGACCAATTCGAGGCGCTTTATCCCTACAGCACGAGCGAACTGCCGTTTTACTACACGGTCGAAGGCTCCACGCTGCTGTTCTATCCGTCGCAGACGACGACGGTTCGGGTCCGCTACAAGCGCGGCCTCACGGCGCTGACGAACGACAATGACTATAACTGGCTACTGCGGAAGCATCCCGACGCATATCTCTATGGCGCGCTGGTCAATGCTGACCGCCGCCTGATCGATCCCGAGCGCGTCGGGCTGGTTGAGCCGCGATACCGGGAAATCATGATGCAGATCCGTCAGGAGGAGGCATTTGTTGTCGGCATGGGCCTGCGTCCGCAGCCGTCTGCGAGCTTCGTTGCCTGATGCTGATCAAGCTGGCGCTCCCCCCTGGCCTGTTCAGGAACGGCACGCAGTATCAATCGGTTGGACGGTACTATGACGCCAACCTCATCCGGTTCTTTGAGGGCCAGATCAGGCCGGTCGGCGGATGGGACACGGGCCTTGCGGGGACGCTGACGGGCAATCCGCGCGCAGCGCATGCCTGGAAGGACAACGAGGGCGAGGCATACGCCGCTTTCGCCACGCATACCGGTCTGTTCGTGCATGACGGCACGGCGCTGGACGATGTTACCCCGCAGGCGTCGGAAAGCGTGCTGGCGGAAGATGCAACCGACCTGCTTCTCGAGGATGGCAGCGAAAGCCTCCTGCTCGAATACGGCTTCGGCGCAGGGGATGCGGATATGTCCACATGGACGCTGGACAATTTCGGCGAGCTTCTGGTCGCCTGCAATGACCATGAGCAATCCATCTATGAGTGGCAGCCCGGCGGCGGGATGGACGCCACGGAAATCACCAACGCCCCGCAGGCAAAGGCCATTTTCGTCACCAATGAGCGGTTCATCGTTGCGCTGGGCGCTGATGGTGATCCGAGGCGGGTAGCATGGAACGATCAGGAAAACCGGACGACGTGGACGGCGACCAGCACGAACCAGGCAGGCGACCTCAATATCCAGACCGCTGGCGTGCTGATGTGTGGCGGCAAGGTTCCCGGTGGCGGCTTGATCTGGACCGATCAGGACGTCCACCTGATGAGGTATCAGGGTTTTCCCGACATCTACGGTATCGAGCGGAAGGGCACTGACTGCGGCATCATCGGCCGGCACGCCTTCCAGATCGTGGACAGCGTAGCCTACTGGATGGGGCAGGAAGGGTTCTGGACTTATGTCGGCTACGTCCAGCCGATCCAGTGCGACATCTCGGACGATGTGTTCCGCAACCTGAACACGGCTTACCGTCACAAGGTCTGGTGTCAGCATATCCCGCAGTTCGGGGAAATCTGGTGGTTCTATCCGCGCATTGCCAACATCGGGTTGGAGGATGGCGAAGACCTGCTGCTTGAGAGCGGGCAGACGCTGGATGCGGAAGGCGGGGCGACGGAGTGCTCACACGCGGCTGTCTACAATTACCGCGAAGGGCACTGGACGCATCACGAGCTGGCGCGGCTCTGCGGGTTTCCGAAGGGTGCTTTTGATTATCCGATGATGGTCGATGCCTCGGGAAACATCCTGAAGCATGAATACGGCTGGAGCTATGGCGGGGCGATCCGCCGGGCGGTGTCCGGGCCGGTTGAACTTGGCGACGGCGAGCGCCGGTTGCAGATCGATGAGTTCATTCCTGACGATCTGACGCAGGGCGATTGCGAAGTGACGTTCTACACGCGCGAGACGCCAAACGCGACAGAATACACGGTTGGGCCTTTCAATGCGGCGGACCGTGTTGGCGTCATCACCACGGCGCGGCAGGCCCGCATCTCGATACGCGCTGAAGACGGAACGGAAGATTTCAGGATCGGCGCCTATCGCGTCGCGGCCAAGGCGAGGGGGCGGTATTGATCCAGCCGCAACCAGGATATTCACAGCGTAACGAGTTCGAGCATCGCGAGGACGTTGCGCGCGAACTTGCCCAGAAGCATGACAAGCGCGCCGATGTGATCATCCCCTATGGCAAAAAGCTCGGATTTACCGGCCTTAATGGCGAGCAGGTGACGCTGATTCTTAACACCGATGGCGCCTTCACCATCGATGCCGGAACGGGGATTGTCCGCTTTGCAGGCGATCTTGAAGTCACAGGTTCGGTCACGGTGGGCGAGGTCCGCTGGCCGGTCGCCCTGCAACCCGCCTATTTCTATGTCGCAGACGGGGCGACGATTGAGTGGGCCGATGGGGCGGCCCTGAGCCAGATCCCGCTTTATACGATCACGGTTCCAAGCGGCGTTGCGCTGGCCGCGGGCGAGGCATGGGAAGCCCCGACAATCCAGAACGCCACGACGACGGGTGGCACGCTGCGGCTCAAGATATCGACGCCGGGTGTAACCTCGAACGTCACGGATACGACCGACAGCGCAGGCGGGGTGGGCGATCCTGACCGGGTGATGGACAAGTCGGTGAGTGCGGACGCCTATAACGGCGTTTACACCTTCACCTTTTCGGGGACGATCGACATCGAGTCCGAGCCCATGGGCGGCGGGTCTTACTATCATGATGGGGCGGTCACCTTCTCGACCTGGTTCAACGATGGCGGCGGCTGGGATGAAGGCCCGACCGTGGTCCTGACAGCGGCCAATGTTCTGGGCTACAGTTTCAGCACGGCCAATCTCACCGGCAACCGGGCTTTCACCAACGTCTCCAAGACCGTGACGTGGGCCAATGCGGTGGGCCAGCACGCCGGGACCGAGTTCGGGGCCAGCTATGAAAGCGGCGGGTCTCTCACTGACCTTGTGAGCGTGGCCTACACCACGCAGAGCACATCCGGCACGCGGACGGGCTCACCCAACGGGGAGACGGCGACCATTATCGTGACGCCGCAGAACGCTGCATGAGCAACCGCGTGGAATGCCCGACCTGTGGCCGGCTGAAGCCTGATTTCGCCATCAGGGCGGGTCGCTGCAAGGATGATGAGTGGGACGAGCAGCACCTTGGCGAGATACGGGCCAATGAGAGCTGGGAAAGGCGCAAGGCGGACAATGCCAGAAACAAAAGACCGGCTTGAGGAGTTCCGGCCCCTCATAGAACGCGCGCTGGAACGCACGAACGGGCAATGCACATGGGACCAGCTTGCCGAGGAAGTGCGCGAAGGCCGGGCGATCCTGCTGCCGTCACGCTCGGGCAAGTCGGTTGCAGTACTCCAGATTGTGCATGACCTGCATGTGTTCACGGCCTCGGGCGATCTTGGCGAGCTGATGGAAATGGAAGCGGACGTGACGGATATGGCGAAGCGTCAGGGCTTCGACCGGATGACCCTCATAGGACGGCAGGGATGGGAAAGGGTGCTGAAATATCGGGGGTGGGTATCAGAATGTGGATTGGTGAAAAGCCTGTGAAACGCACACCGAACGGATCGACTGAGGCGTTCATTCGCTCTCACGCTCAATCAGACGCCAAGGACTGTATTCTCTGGCCGTTTGGCCGAGATGAAGCTGGGTATGGCCAATGCATTTTTGGCGGCAAAGCAATTCGAGCGCACCGCGCTATGTGCAGATTGGCTCATGGTGAGCCGCCTGTGCATGGCGCTAAGGCGGCTCACTCCTGCCACAACCCATCTTGCGTCAACCCAAACCATCTGCGCTGGGCCACTACTCAAGAGAACGCTCTTGATCGGTGGAAGGACGGCACAATGCAGTATGGGGAGCATCATCACCTAGCGGTTTTGACCGAGCAGGCGGCTCTAGAGATTTTTCGCGGCTCAGAAACGCAGCGCGAAGCGGCAAGGAAATACAAAGTCAGCCAATCAACGGTGTGGTCCGTTCGGGCCGGAAAAACATGGACGCACGTTACGGGATTTAACGGCGGGCCGCTGGTGAAGGAACTTTAGGCAATGTCGTTTGGCAAGAGCAAGAGCAAGACGAGCCAGCAGCAGACCACGCAGCAGACGCTCAACCCGTGGTCGCAGCAACAATGGGAAACGCAGACGCGCGGCATGCAGGACGCTGTGAATGCGTACACGTCGCGCCCGTTCAACCCCTACACTGGAAACATGGTGGCGGGCATGAGCGGGGCCGAAACGCAGGCGCGCGACATGATTGCGAATAACACCTACGACCCGTCCAACGTGGCGAAGTATTACAACCCCTATGAGCGGGACGTTGTGGACGCAGCCGGGGCGTACATGGACCAGCAGCTTCAGAGCAACCTTGCGCAGAACAATGCGCGGGCGACGCAGGCGGGCGCCTTTGGTGGCTCGCGGCATGGCGTGGCTGATGCGGAGCTGATGCGCTCCAACGTCATGGATCGCGCGAACATGATGGCGAACCTGCGTTATCAGGGCTACCAGAACGCGCAGAATGTCGGGTTCCAGGATGCGGCGAACCGGCGCGCGGATGCGGGCGTTCTCGCGCAGATGGGCGCGACAGAGCGTGAGATCGAGCAGGCAAGGCTGCTGGCGCAGCGTGCCGAGTTTGACCGTCAGGCCGAGGAAGAATACCGCAATCTGATGCTCCAGCTTCAAACGCGGCAGGGCATTCTCGGCTCGACGCCGCTTCTCACGAACACAGCGAGCCAAGGGACGGGAAGCTCTAGTTCGTCGCAGTTCGGGGCTTCGATTGGCTTCAGCCCGACCACTGGCTTTACTCTCGGGGGCTGAAGCATGTACGGCATTGGCTACGGCGGCAACAAATACAGGCCACGCGGTCTTTTTGGCGGTGGCGGGAACGCGGGCGCATCCACAGCTCAGGTTCCGATTGTGCAAGGCACGCCACGCACGCGCGACCAAGCGCAGGCGATGGGCCTCATTGGCGGATCTGCTCCACGCTCGCGCGGATACTTTGACGAGCTTCTGGCTGACCCGTTCACGACGCTGTTTCTCGGAACCAACGGCCTTGATCGCAAGTATGCCTCGCAGCAGGCCGAACAGGAAGCCGCGCGCATGGCTCCACAACGGGCATGGATGGAGAATTACGTCTCCGGGCTACCCGACAATCAGCGCTTTGCGGCCATGACGAACCCGGAAGAGTATTCCAAGAACACGGCACAGGGCTTTGCGCCGCAGACCAGCACGTTCTATGACCCGACATCTGGCAAATGGAACCAGAAGCCGCAGGACATGATTACGGTCGGCAACGATGCGACCGTGTTCGATCCCAACACGCGGGCGCCAGTGTTCAGCAATCGCGCGCCACAGGGTCCGAAGCTGTTCAACACCGGGCAAGCCGTGGTGTCTGTGACGCCGGATAACAAGGCGCAGGTTCTCTACCGCGACCCGCAGAACACGGGCGGCACGGGCTCATTCATCACGCTTTCACCAGAGCAGGTTGCGGCGCGTGGATATGCGCCCGGAACCGTTGTGCAGATGGACGGACGCGGTCGCGAATATGTCAACGCCCGCCCATCCACAGCGCAAACAGGTCAGCCGACAGAAGGCGAACGCGGCGCCGGCCTGCATGCGTCCATTTCGCTCAACGGCTTGCAGAAGATCATGAGCATGGAAGGCGGCGGCTACAATCGCGCTGGCGTCGGGGAGCAGCTTGGCGGTCTGGTCGGCGGCGAAAATGAGCGGCTTTATGATCAGGGCGCTGACGAGTTCATTGATGGCTATCTGCGCGCGATGACCGGCGCTGCGGCGACACGCTCGGAGATCGACAACTACAAGCGGCAGTGGTTCCCGCAATGGGGCGATACAGAGGCCGTCATTCAGCAGAAGGCACAAGGCCGCCTGAACGCGCTCAAGGCAATGAAGACCAAGGCTGGACGTTCATGGAACCCCGCATGGGATGGCGTCATCAGCAATCTGGAAAGCAAGTTCGGCGTTCAAAGCTCGTTCAGCAGCCGGTCGATGCCGTTGGCGACGGACAACGGACAGGAAACCGTTCCTGGCATTGGCTGGAACCAGCCGCAGATGAACTATCAGACCCCGCAGCAAGACCAGCCTCCCATGGGCATCAGCCCGGAGGAATGGCAGTTCATGTCACCTGAAGACAGGGCCCTGTTCCAGTAATGGCTACCCAACCGCAAGGACTGACGCTTGAGCAGAAGCAGGCGTTGGCGAGAGCGCGCGCCAAGGCTGCTGCGCAGAAGGCCGGCGCCATGCCATCCGTTGCCCCCGGCATGGCTACGCCAGCATCTGCGCCGACTGTTGGCGCGGGACTCATGGCGGCATCGGGCGGCAATCGCGCCATGGTCAATACCGGTGGCGATCCTCTCGCGCCTGTCGATCCCGTCAATCAGGCAATGCTTGCCCAGCAGCGCGACAGGGAAATGGAAGCTCGCCGCGCACAGCAGGTTGCCGATGCCCATGCGCAGTATCAGGCGCGTGAAGCACAAGCTGCATCCGAGAAGTTCAACGCGGGCTATCGTGACAGCCTGTCGCCAATCGACCGCATGCGTTACGACGTGTCGAACACAGTTCGCGGCGCCGCGGCGGCCGTAGAAAATGCGACTATCGGGCAAATCCCAGGAAGCGCACAGGCGGCCGATTTCATTCAAAGCCAAGTCACACCAGCGGCTCAAGCTTTTGGTCAGATGATCGAAGGCCCTTCTGGCAGGTTTGGCGGCGTACCCGGTGCGCTGGCTGGCGGCCTGACGGAGTGGGGCGCGACCACTGCGCGCGATCCGCGCCAAGGGCTGACTGAAGCAAATCAGGTTCTCAACCCAACCATTCCGCTATCTGAGGGCTATAACCAGCTCGTGGATGCGTCTGGCGACCTAATCGACGGTGTTCGGCCAGATACCGGTCAAAAGGCAATTCAGGGCGCAACCAATCTTGCCATTGGCGCTATGGGGATGGCTCCGGGCGGTTCGCTCACGGTTGACGCCATGCGTGCGCCGGCACAAGCGGAACGCGCTGCCATGGCCGCACAACGTGCGCGAGTTCTGGCTGATGAAATTCCGCCAGCGCGTGCTCCCCAGCCCGCTCCCCAGCCCTCAGTCGCTCCCATCCCCCAGCCCACCGTCAGCAATGCGCCTCGGCGGGCCGCTCAACCGGCCGCGCCCGGCGCGGGGCAGGGCGCTCCTGCTACGCTTCAGGCCACTCCCACTGCCGCCCCCGGCGCCGCTCCCGCCCTCGCCAACTCTGACCGGAAGATCATCGGTCGATTGCTCCGGGCCGGTGGCGTACCCCGTAACGACGTAGACCGTGTGCTGTCTGGCCTCGTGGTAGCGCATCAAAGCAGCAATAGCGCGCGCCTTCCACTCGCGTTTTTCGCTGAAGAATATCTTCCGACTGTACTTCCGAAACAGACGGCAGATGATGTCATACAGAAGCTTCGCGGCTTTGGCCGGGAGCGTTATGGCGCGAACGATCCACGCGACCCGTCGCGGTCTATCGTCCGCAATACGATCAATGAGCTTCGGGGCAGCCAGCGGGAAACCCTTACCAACCAGTTTGAGGGCCTGCTTGGCAAGGAAACCCTGATGACCAAGCAGGGCAAGATTGCCCGCGACAAGCAGGGCGTTGCCGAAGCAGTATACGCCGAAGAAATCGGACGGCAACAAAGGCTTCTGGCGGAAGGTTCTGCCGCACCCGAGCAAGTCGCTGCCCGTGACGATCTGCTCGGCTTCATGTCCCGCAAGGACTATTTCGACCAGATCCCGCCAGAAGTAAAACTCAAGGCGGCGGACGAGGGTAAAGACCTCTGGGAGTACGTCCACACAAATCCGCTTGAGGCCGCCCACTGGCTGCAATCGCAACTTGGCGTTCTGGCGCGCAAGGGCAACACGATTGCCGAGGCCATGCGGATGCCGGTGGTCCGCAGGCTGGAAGATTCCGTTCCGGGCTATCGTGGCGCCCGTATGGAATACGGCGACCTGTCAGGCCAGCAGGCCGCGCTTGAGTTCGGAGATGACCTTTACCGCGTCGGCGGCAGCAAGTTTGCAACCGACCAGAAAGCGCTCGAGTTCAAGAAGCTGTCTCGCGCTCAAAAGACAGTGGCCAAGAAGTCCATTCGCGACAAGCTTCTGAACGAGTTCCGCAAAGCCAAGACGGGCGATGACCAGGCGGCGGTCATCACGGCGATGCAGAAGGACGGCGTTCTGGATGCGCTGGAAACCATTCTTGGACCGGAAGGCAAGAAGGTTGCCGACTCCATTCGCGGCATGGTGCGTGAGAATGAGCGCCTGCGCGCAATTGACCTGCAATCTGGATCAAACACGGCGGACAACCTTGCGCAGATGCGCGCGGCTCAGGAGGCTGTGCGCAGCCCCGTCAACCGCGCGGTGGGCTCGATTGGCGATGAAAGCTCGTATGCCCGCACAGTCTTTGCCGATGCCGTTTCCGTAGCCCTTGGCCTGCCTCCGGTGTGGACGGCGGGCAAGGTTGGCGCCGGTGTCGTGGGCAAGTTCGGCGCTCCGAGTAAGCGCAAGCTGGCAAGCGCCACGCGGACGCTGTATAACTTGCCGAGGACAGCAGGAGCATCCGCGCCGGAAGCTGCGCCACGCCGCGCCCCGTCGCGCTCAACGCCTCGCCGACAGATTGAAGCCCCGACGCAGGAAAACCTTGACGCGCTTCTGAAGCAGTATGACCAGACGCCAACCCCTGCGCTGCGCAACAAGATCATTGCGATGCGCAAGAAGATGAACCTTCCGGCGCGCACGGGTGACGAAGGCTTCGCAGGCGTAACGCCCATGGCAACGCTTGCAGGCGGCGCTGGCGGCTATCTCGGAGCCCAGGATCTCAACGGCGATGGAACCGTGGACGCGGGCGAGCGTGCGGCGTTCACGGCTCTTGGCTTGGGTGGCGGCTATCTTGGCGGACGAGCCCTGTCCGGCAAGGGTGGGCCGAAGCGAGCCCGCAACGCGCTGGCATCTGGCGCAGGCCCGCGCAACGCGCCCGTCCAGACCGTGACGCAGCCGGTCCAGACAACGAAGATGCAGGTCTCAGAACTGCGCACAAAAAACGGAAGCGTTCCGGTCGAAGCTGAGGTGTTCCCTGATCGCGGCGCTGTGGTGATGAGCCCGAAATGGCCGTCATACGATGCGATGCAGCTTGAAGACGCCATCAGCAGGCAGCGCGGTAGGCTTCCAACGTCGCTTGATCGCTGGGAGTCGTTTGCCAAGCGGAACCCGCAGGAAGCCGCCATGTTGGAATCCGACATCGCGGCGGAGTTCAACAAGCTGGCGAAGTCTGGTCAGGCCCCTGCCTACAACCTCGCCTTGTTCGAGGACTACAACGGCAAGAACATCGTTGATATGGTGCGGAAGGCGAAGGGGGACAATCAGGTTGTCCTTCGCACGAAAGACGGCGGCGATGTTGCGGTTGTAGATCGCAAGTGGCTTGCCGAGAACACAGACCGCTATCCGCGCATGACGTGGGAGCCTGTCAATGATCGCTGGCCTCTGAGGCAGGGAGAGAATTACCACATCATCCCGCGCGGCGACAGGTTCGTGGTGATCGATGATGCGAGCAAGGAAGTTTCCGGCGGACTGGAGTTTACGTCTCGCCGCGATGCGCTTGGCTGGCTGAGAAGCGAAACGTCAGCATTCAATGACGGGCCGTCGCCAACTCGCTCGCAGTCAGCACGCGCGGCAAATGATGCTGCACCACCCCCGGCAAGCGCCCCCAAGCCCCCGCCCGTAAAGAACGGGTTCGGCTCCTCAAAGCTTCCTATGGATGAAGCGTCACGGATGCAGCGGGCGAGAGAGCAGGGGTTTGATGTAGATACGCCGCTGTATCATGGGACGAACAAGAGCTTTGATGAGTTTGATCCATCTAAAGCAGTAGACGGAACTTATGGCCGAGGCGTTTATTTGGCAACCGACCCAGCTTGGGCAAAAGAGTTCACGGGGGCGTCTGGGAAGGTCCTAAAGGTCGTTGCTCGGCAAGGCCGACAGTTCGACATTTATGCTCCAACAAACAGTCTGGCAAAACAGTACAGCGATCTATACGCTCGCGTTGGAAAGGACCCAACGAAAGCAATTCGGCTGTTGCGTGATGGATGGAATAGAGAAGCGTTTCGACAAGCGGAGCGCGATCTTGGGCAGTTTTCCGATTTAGGTTTTGACTCGCTGCGTGGCGTTGGTCAGCAAGGGGATGAGATAGTTATCTTCGACCCCGCCAACATCCGCCGCACTGACGCCGCCTTCGACCCCTCCCAATCAGGAAGCAGCAAGCTTCTGGCTGGGATGGCAGACAACGCCACAGGCTACGGCACAGCAGGCGGTGCAATTGCTGGTGGGACGTTTGCGCGCGATACAAACGGCGATGGCGTCGTGGATGCAAATGAGCGCGCTTATGGCGCTCTAGGTGGCGCTATCACTGTTGGCATTGCTGGGAAGGCAGTTGGCGCTGGAGCCCGTCGCATGGGCAAAGCCCCGCCGATGAGGAATGCCCTACGTCGGGGGCCGGATCAGGCGACATTCGGCGGCGTCAACGCAAAGACCGCAGACCGTGTTGCACTCGCCCGTGCGCAACAGATGGAAGCATCTGGCGCAGATCGCAATGCCATCTGGGATGAAACCGGCTGGTTCAAGGGCGTCGATGGCAAGTGGCGGTTTGAGATTGATGATAGCAAGTCGGCAGTCACGGAGCCAGTTCGCCACGGCCAAAGATACTACCTCAACGAGAACTACGGCGCCAACGATCTAAAAGCGTCATTTGATCATCCTGAAGCATTCACCGCGTATCCCGACACTCCAAAAATCAAGGCCGGGAATATGATGGACGACTTTGCTGCTTATCATCCAGAGGAGGACTTGATAACTCTTCCGGGTACAGCCAAAGATCCACGCTCTGTCATTCTTCACGAAAACCAGCACGCAATTCAGACGCGGGAAGGCTTCGCACACGGCGGAGCGCCCGAGAATTTTATGCAACAGAAAGATGCGGAGCTTGCTCGCGATGCGATGAATTGGCGCAAAGAAGTCGCGGCCAAGCGCAGAGAAATGCCGCAAGCGGACTGGATCGCAATTGAAAACGAACTGGTCCAAGACTACCGTAAAAATGGCATTATGGATTGGCTTCCTTCAGATCAGGCGCGCAATCTTGCTCGCGACACTTACAACAATCCGGACGACCAGTTACAAAAGCTGATAGAAGTCTATGGTCTGGACAAAGCGGTAAGCACATCGTCGCCGCGTGAAATGTACCGCCGCCTTGCCGGAGAAACCGAAGCCCGCAACGTTCAGACCCGCCGCGACTTCACCCCCGAACAACGCCGCGCCAAACGCCCATGGGAAACCCAAGACGTTCCCGACGACCAGCAGATCGTCCGCTTCGGTGGTGGTAAGGCAGAGAGCCGAAAGCCTCCGGTTCAAAACGGCTTCTCCGGCTCCAAGCCTCCTCCAGCTAAGGGGCCGCCGAAGCCACCTGGATATGGCAAGGTGCGCCTTGCTCCGGGCGTTGAGGTTCTCCCGCCCGACCGGAACGCGACCAAGGCCAATCCGCGCAAGGCTGGCAAAGCGTATCCAATGCCGCCTGCCGAGTCCGCTGAAATCATGGCTGCCCGCAAGGAACTGCGTGACGCGAAGGCGGCGAATACTCGCGCTCGCAATCGCTTTGTGATGCGCGACAATCGCGAAGAGCTATGGGCAGAGGCAGACGCACGCGAAGCCCGCGCCATGGATAATCTGAACCGCCTTCTCGAAGAACAGGCCGCGAAGCGCCAGAAGGCGGGCAGGGCGCGCGACGCCTATCACTCGGTCAAGGACTTCGTTTATTCGGAGCGGGGCGGGTTGACCGCTGGTGTTGCCGCCACTGGCCTGACGCTGGCTGGCTTGGCCGGTCTATCATTGGCCATGGGTGGCGAACAGAAAAAGACTAAGGGCGTGTTGGCTCCTACCGATCCAGCCTACTTCATGAGCAACCTGAAGAACAACAAGGACAACCTTGCGGCTGTGCAGGGCGCTTTGGTCGATGCTGGTCTGTTGGCTGATGGCGATGACGATGGCACCTATGGTAAGCGCACGGGTGACGCCATTCAGGCTTGGCTGTCACGTCAGCCTGATCGCAACCCGAACTTGCCGCTTCAGGAATATGAAGTTCCGGCCCTGCTGGCTGAAGCTTATGGCGGCTATCAGGATGCTGACGGGAAATGGTACTATGACGACGGTCAGCCGATCCGTTTCCCTGTGCCGAACACGCGCGGCAACATGGCAGACCGCACCCTGACGCCGGCAGAAATTCGCCGCCTCAAGTTTGAGGAGCGGATGAGGAAGCAGAAAGCCGCTGCGCAATAGCTTTAGCTCGCTCACGCTGAAAACGGCGATAGTCGAAGATTCCAAAAACCAGCGCGCCGGCAAAAGTCAGAAAACCAGCTATCGTCATGCCAATCAGCCCGCCGAACAGGTAGCCGATCAGGCAGACGGCCAAACCGATACAAGCCCCTACTGCAAACATCCCAAACCGTTCCCAAAAGGAGCAGGTAATGCCCCGTCTTCGCAATCGACCCGACCGTTTCATCTGGAAGGGCGATGACTACGCTTTTCACAGGTTACAGGATGGCCCCACGCTGGCAAGGCTGGACCCGTATTCAGACATTCCGCAGCGGTGGCTTCTCCATTCCGGCAAGGTTCTGCACCTGACGGGCGCGGAAGTCAGGGACGTTGCCAAGCAGGTCAACGGCACCGAGCTTCCTGAGACGCGCCCGGAAGGCGTGGTGTTCCAGACAGATCCCCGCGTGGCTGATCTCATCGCGCGGGTGGATGAACTCGAAGCGCAATTCGACGGGCTGGCTGACAGGCTTGGCGATGCATTCGAGCGTATCCGCGCGCTTGAGGAGCGTCCGCCGGTTGAGCGGGTGGAAGTGCGCGTTGAACCTGCACAGGAGCCGGCGCCTGAGCCAGAGCCTGACGTTTCACCGGAAACCCATTTCGCTGACCTGATGCTTGCCGACGAGACGGTGGAAGACGCCCGTGAGCGCCTGACCCGCCAGCTTGTCTATCTCCGTCACGTTCTCATCGCGCCTGAAGCGCGCGGCTATCCGATGACACCAGACGAACAGGCACAGCTTCAAGACATCGAACGAAGGCAGGCGCTGGGCAAGTGGCTCAACGCCTAGGACTGCACGGAAGGGCTGGGAAACATGGACGAAGAAGTCAACGAGCGCCTCAAGGCGATCAAGCGTGAATTGCGTGAACTCGGGGAGGACGTCGAACAGCTTCGCAAGCGCAAGGCAAATGGAGAAGACGTGGAACAGATCGTCGCCAAGGTGGCCGCCATAGAAAGCGAGATGCGCTCAAAGTTTGCGTCTCTGTCATCGGACAGTCAGGAAGTCCGCCACGGGCTCCAGAAGCTCACGGAAGCAATCGACCACCTGCGCAATGAGCTGGGCACGCACAAGCGCGAAGTCAACACGCTACAGGACCAGCAGAAGATCAACTCTTGGGCGCGCATTCCGGTGTTCGGATGGGTGCTGATGGCTGTCGGCATCTTCGCGGTGCTCCAGCTTGGCCTAGAGCGCTGGGCTGAGTTCCAGGGGATGGGCAAATGAAGTGGCCCAACTCATACCAGTGGGCTGCTGCGGGCCGCTGGGCTAAAGACGAAGCCGCGGAATGGATCGTCGGATCGTGGGCCTTGATTCTTGGCTGGCTGATCGTTGGCGTTATCTTTTTCAGCTTCCTGCAAATGGACGGCTATTTCAGCCGTGGGCTTGGGGAAAACTCAGGGGTAGACCCTGATCTGTTTATGCACATCGGGTGGATGTTTCGCCTGTTTGCTGCGCTGTTTCTCGTGTTTACGGTCAAGCTGAAGTCGCTGGGCATGAACAGCGAGGCCCTGTGGATCAGGGTTATCGGCGTTATCGTTACCATTCTTGTCATTGCTCACGCGCTTGGCTTCGGGTTGAAAGCGCTTGAGGGAAAGCGGGCAAACGCCGTTGCTGTCGAGCAGGTGGCGACAGTCGCATCCAAATCGAACGATCAGATCATCGCCGAACTCAAGGAGCAGAAAAAGGGCATTGAGACAACGCGCGATAACCAGCTCGCTAATCTCCAATCAAGCATTGATAGGATCACAGGCGACGGTTTGGACAATGACGACCTAGC